TTGAGCACCATCTCCCCACCTGTCAGCTCCCCTTCTTTCTGTCCGTTCTCCTCGTCGATGATGGCCTTCTTGTTGGTGTCGTGGTCAAACTCCCCCTCGGTCACCCCACCTTCTTCACCGATATAACCGCCTTTTTCTAATCCGTTGCCTGTGGCTGGGTTGCCATCAAAATTGACGGTCCCATCAAAATTCAACTGTGTCCCCATCATGCCGATGCCGCTCGCGGCCCCTGTGCCAAAACCTGCATCTACAGTCCCGAAACCTGTGAGACCAATCCCCGTTGTGTCAGTCGAGTCCTTACCCCCTCGTATTTTCTTGAAGTTGACTCCTTGAAGTAGAGCCTGAGTGCCCAAATTTCCTAGCGCTTGAATCGCTTCTGTTCCTGCCGCTTGGCTAGCAAAGATGCCCGTCTGAGCAGCATCCCCAGCCTGAGCAGCCCTCCCCATCAGCATCTGCTCTAGAGACAGGTCTCTCTGAATCCCCCGCATGCGTGCTGCCTCGGCGTCCTCTGCCATCCCAAGCTCTGCATCCAAAGTCTGCTGCGTGCCTGCAATGTCAGCCTGCTGCTGTGCATCCAAGGCGCTGTCGATTACTCTCGTCCCTACTGACTGCAAATCCCGTGGGGAGTCACGCAAAGCTGCGATAGCCCGAGCTTGGGCTTCGTCAGTCCTCTGCGCCGCCAAATCGCCGATGGCCCTCCCTGCCTCAAGCTGAGACATGCGGGCGTCACGGAGCTGCTGGCTCGGCTCGAAGCTGATATCGCGGATGGCCTGTAGACTACGATCGAATTGCCCTTCAGCTTCTTGTTGCCTTTCGGCTAGGTCTTGGCGCAATCGCCTCTGTTGGGCTAGACCTGAGACAGTTCCCAAGACTGAAGGGACAAGACTAAGAAGTACAGACATAATTCAAAAATACGAAATAAGTTACTTGCTGTGATCGAGGTCCGTCGGAGAGTACTCTACATTCAAGGCATACAGCTCATATGGCTGGTTGCCAAGAAGCACAGTGGCGTCTGCAGTCTGCCCTTTCAGATCGTCTCCGTTAATACTTGCAGGGGTGACACTAAACAACAGGTATTCCCCTGCACTATAGATGTCTGCCCCAGCGGTTGCAGTTTCTTCAAACCACGTAGTGTACATGTCCTCAGCCGTAAGACCCTCGGAGTTGTCTGCTGCGCTTTCAAAGTCGACCCGTAAGTTGATCAGTCCAGGGGCAGTGTTGCTGAACACATTGCTAGCGCTAGAAAGAGTAAGATCAGACGGCAACCCAGCATACCCGAGGCTGATGTCTACAGGGGAGGTGCTGTTGACAGTGAAGTACTGCACATCTGACGCAGGATCGTTGTTGTAGATAAAGAACTTGGTGTTGCTAATGCCATCGTTACTCAAGTTGCTTTTCCCACCTTCCGAAAAAACAATGCGGTAAGGTTGACTAGCTATAGATGACTGTATAGAAACACCTGCAGCTTCATCATTGTCAACTCTAGTAATCCTACCGACAAGGTTGATGCTAGTCCCGTTCGGGGTTTCACTCTGGCCGATGTGCCCGTACATAATCCCACCCTTCTCTTGCAAGGGGCCTGCCGTTCCCGTCTTCAGTTGAGAGGGGGAAGAACTGTTGTTGACTAAAAAGCTGTTGCTCCCTACGACGTTGTTCGTAGACTCTAACGAGAAAGCCTTGTATACCTTGTTGACAGAGGGGTTTTCATTGAATGTAACGCTCAGTCCACTGGTGTACGTGGCATCGTAAAAAGTGCATCTTTCTTCGTTCTGATCGTGCTTCCAGATTGCACCAGACACGAAACTCAACGGCGAGGAAACCAAACACCGATCGATGAACGCATAGCAAGACGCCATGAAAGAGTACCGCGTTTTCCAGAATCCACCTCTGTTGCTATATGCTAGTGTTTTTCCTGCCATTACGTTGCGTCCTCAATGTTATCGGTGGTGTCTGATGGGTCCGTGTACAAATCCCATGCAGCGTTCATCTCATCCTTAATGGTATTTCTAGGCGATGTGGGCAGGCTTTCGTACAATCTTACTTCTTGCATGAACCCTAGCACGCCAAAATTATTGCCTGCAATTCCCGCCATACCAATACCAAAATTAAAGTTGCTATTTGCATTTATCGGACCAGTAAGGTCTGCAGAGTGTTGGTTGATGCTCGCGCTCTTGTCTGTTCCATCGGCGCTTACGTGAACGTTTACTAGTGCAGGGCCCATCGCGGCGGCAAAGTCACTCCTCGCCTCGGGCACGTCCTCTCCGAAGTCCGCTAACCCTTGGCTAGGGGGAACAGCGAAAGCAAAAATCTTATCTCTATGCACTTCGATATGCCCTCGTTGATACACAGTTTCTTGAGCAGGATTCTCCGCAGGTCCAACCAAAGGCGGGATGTTACTGTGACTCGTAAGCGTCCCCATATTACCCCCCGCTTGGAAAGGGTTGGGATGGGATGGGTCGTTATAGTTGCTCCCCGCATGGCTTCTCTCCCAGGCAAAAAAGAAGTCTCTGTTTACAAACGTGGTATTCAGATTGTTGATCAGATTCTTTTTACCACTACTGTTTCTATTGGCATGAACGTCAAACAAAATCGCCACCCGACCGTTCGCCCCGTATACAATACCATCCTCTGTGGCCACGAGCGGCGCTCTCAAAGGGTTAGTTTGATAAGCATGGTTACCCCCGCCCGTCTGATCGTACCACGTGATCACCTGAATGGCGGATGGCCCCACCCCCTCGGCATCGATAAACGCCTGTATGTCTGCAGGGTCTACATACCCATCCTCTCCAAAACCAATGTCTTGTTCAGCCTCCGTAAAGCTGTGTCGAATACGAATCGAAAGAGGCACATTGAAGATCTGACGCATAGAGTATGTAGCTAGTAGCTGCTGCTCAAATAGACCCTCTACGGCAGGCGAGCCTGGTTCTTCTACCTCTGTAGTCTCGTCCTCAGTGTCTTCAGGAACGTCATCTTCAGGGTCTACCTCAGGGATGTCACCCCCCGTGTCTGACGGGAAGTCAACTTCAATCTCAGCTTCAGCACTGATCAACTCTAAGAGCGGCTGCACATACTGCAAGTCCTCCGTCTGTGGAATAGATTCTACGTTGACGATGCTAATCAGGTACTCGTCTTTCAGTGGGTCGTAGCCACTGACAATGCGGATCTCCGCCCCGTCATTCAGCACGTCTTCGAAGGCGTCGCGGAAGAAAGAGTTCATCCCCTTACGCGAAATAACTTGCAGTCCGTTAGACGGGTTGAATCTGTACACCTCGCCGCGAGACTTGTGAGCGAAGTACACGTTGGTGTCGACCTTGATCACCGACTCAGGGTTGTTGTCACAGCCGTAAGCTCCAGCATAGAATACTTGGTCACCAAGAATTTTGTTGGTAGAGATCAACGTGTCTTGACCCAAGGCGTCAGAGAGCACATTGCGAGATACAGGGATGGCGCTAGCCTTATCCTGCTGCACCACAAAGAGCGAGTCAGAGTAGTTGAGCAAGGCGTTGATGCTTCCGTGTTCGTTCGGCAAGTCTTTGAAAGGGGCGTTGAAAGCGTTGAATGACGTGAACCTCAGTCTTTTGGTGCTGTAGTCGTTCTTGTCAGAGAACGTTACAGACGAAAAACGCCTCACCTCGTTGCGTAGAGTGCTGACAAATTTGCGCTTACCAAAGCCGTTGACCTCGGAGTTGACAATCGTATCGTTGAATCTGTCAGTTTCGAGGTAGTATGGGCGGAAACGCGGACCGATCGGGCTCCCATCTGTTTCTTCGATGAGGTGCTGAAAGGTAGCGTCAACCGTATTGAACTCCGTAATGTTGACAGGGACCTGTCGCCACCAGACATCCCCCCGAGAAACAGTAACTACAGGGGCCTGATGCACAAGTTCACCGTCGTCATTTACCCCAACATTGTATACCTCACTGATTTCATGGTACACCCTATCCTCGGGGTCTGTAGCTCGGCGAGGAGAAATAATTTCTACGATGCAGCGGTTGTTCCAAACGTGCTCAGAGGTCGTAGCCGCGTTGGCTCCGTCCACCACGTCGGCATGAGAAAATCTGCTCAAGCCCTGGATGTTGTCCTTCAACACTAAGAACTGTCCCTGCAGGTGCTCGGGCACTTCTAACCCGTCTGGCACAAGGGGGTTTTGATCGGAGTCGGAGCCAAGGGTGACTACGTCTACGATTTCGAATATCAGGTTTGAGGGGTAGTTGGCAAGCGTATCAGTGCTGTAGTAGGACAGGACGCGCAGGAAGTCTCCAGGAGAGTACACGTATAGGTTCTGTGTCCCATCGTTGGCTTTAGCCCCGTAGCCGCTAGTATATGACGTGGTAGGGTGGCCCTGCAAATAGTTCAGAGAGACGTAGATGTTGTCATTCTCAACCGATTCTCCATCAATGGCAAAGAAGGCGCCTGCTGTACTGAACTGGATGAAGTCTCGCACAGAGCTGTTCCCTGCATATACAATTTGATAGTTGTGGGCCCAGGGAGGCGGAGCGTGTCCAAGCTGAATCTCTACCTCTACTCTCCCTGCATTGCCTTGCCGCCCTGGAGAGTTGGCGCTAGCCCCATCGGAAGGGTTGTATCCCCCGACAAATACAGAGCCCAATCTATTTACTACCCCTGAACGTCCTCGCTCATCGTAGTACACCACCCCAAAGTCATGATTGGCGTTGGTCTTGAAACTTCTGTAATCGCCTGAGCTCTCTCCCTCTGCAAAGAAGGTCTCAATAGCCGTGCGTACAGACGAAAGTTCCGCTTGATCAGAAGCTCCTGCAAAAGACAAAGTGGTCTCTAGGGTCTCTCCCGTCTCTGCATCCAGCGTGTCGACAAAGTTCTGACACCTTGCCTTGCTGATGGTTCTGCCTCCTGCACCTAACTGTACCCCCTCACTGATAAAAGAGTTTGGGTGCGGTAGCTCTTGAACAAAGTGATGGAATTGATTTGTGCTCGACCCCAACAGGTACTTCTTGAATACAGCTAGCCCGCCAAAGATCTGCTCAAATCCAAAACACCCGATGTCAACGGCCTCAGACTCGTCGTGGACAGGATTGAGTGTAATACCAATAACATTGGTAGAACTGCTACCAAAAGCACCCCCACTGAACTGTTCGACCAGCTCTACTTTCTTTTCTAGCACCTGCAAACCCGCCTCCCCGTCGACCATGGAAATTCCTGCGGTGCTGACGGCAATCGGGTTGAAAGGGACTGCGGGGTTGTTCTGCTGAAACTGTTGCACAGCTTCTCTACGAGCTGCGTTTGTAGTCAACAAGTCAGTTGAGTCCAAGCCTGTCTGGCCCGCAGAATGCAGATACCCCACCACCCTGCGGCGCTCGCCGCTGACTTCTTGATCGTAGATATTTTCGCCACCAACGGTCTCTGTCCCCGACAGGTTGTGCAATACGTAACTCAACAATCCTGGCTCTACCTCCTCCCCATCTTCGACGACATCGAGGATGTTGTGCGACTCTAAATACTCTGCACTAAACACCCTATATCCTCTCAGCTTCAATTTGTCAGCGGTGATGACAGGGATGCAGCTTCGCACATCGAGGGCGCTGACATCAGCTATCTCCAGCGCTACGGCTGTCTTCGAGGGGTCGTCTGCAAAAAGGTGCGGGAAGTCAACTAGGTTGAAAGACAGGTTCGCCTGATTTACAATAGCGTATCCTGTCGGAGGCTTGAACAGCGGCTGAAAATCACTGGTAGATGTTTGATCCTCATCGTCACTGATAGGGAAAATCAATCTAGCGTTGTCCAAACCTCCTTCTCTCGGCAGGATGGCTGCCGTAGCTGCACGTGCCTTAGTTCCATCTAGCGATAGATTGCTGAGATTGATGTCATCTTGGCTTTCAGGATCTAACTCCTGCGCATCAGGGTCAACAAAGCCTAAGTTGTAAGTGTAACTAGGGGCAAAATTTAAGTCGTTGAGCTCCGTGTTGTCTACAGCGATTACGCCACCACCAGTCAGATACTGAACGATAGCATTCAATACAAAGGCAGGACCATCATCGATTGCCTCTACGATCCTGAAGTTACAAGAAAACGTAACGGGCTGACCAGAGAACTTCAAAGCAGAGGTCGGAGAGCTGCCGATAGTAACTCTTCTACTACCAGGCTGTTGCGCCCCTGGGTGCTCCGTATTCTTCCATCTAAGATTCGATGTCCCGACCCCACCGTTTCTAGCAAAAAGCATGGCCCTATCCACAGTAGTATCTCCTGCAATGTCAGTAGCAAGGGTGGCTGCGGCCGTCTGTAAAGTAGAAGGGTCAGTCAGGCGATTTAGGTGGTACGAGTTTGTCGCATCGTACAAGTCAAAGCTTTGGCCTGGGTTGAACGTCACCTCAAAACCAATGGAGGTGTTGGCAGGCAGATTGTTGGGGACTTCGCTAGTATCTATCGTCATCCCTGTCACACGCTGCGCCAGTTGAGTAGCCTGCAAGTCCGTGCTGTCAGGATCGAGAGTGATCAAAGTGGAGTTGACCTCAATGTCGACAAACAATAGGTCGGTGGGTCTCTGCTGATATTGAACCGTAAGTTGCGCCTGTATTGTAGGCTCATCGAAACCCTCGATGTAGTTGCCATAGAACAGTCTGTCCTCAACAACAGCGACAGCTTCAGCCACTCGGGGAAGGCTGTCAAACTGTTTCTGCTCCTCTTCGGTAGTAATCGCTGTTACAACTTGGTCGTTGTAAAATCTGTAGGAGATGACATTGTTTGTGCCAGGGTTGTCAATCTCTTCGATTACAAAGAATGCACCTGTGTTGCCCCGTCTAGCCAAGATCCTGACCGACTCTGTTTCGTCAGTGAAGTTGGGGGCTCCAAAAACCTCTGGGTTGATCTGCAATTGGCAGACGTTAGCCACAGAAGGGGGGGTTGAGGCCGAAGTGTATTGAAGGTACTGTGGTGGGATTGCGATGTCTGAATATGTAGACAAAGCTGACTCCTCTCCGCTGCGATAGATGCATTGAAACGCGAACTGAAAACCCTCCGTATCCCGAAAGTCGCTGATAGCACGAGAGGGGTCTGTCCCGAACTCAAATACAATCGGATGCATAGGAGTCTTAGGGCAGGCAGTAATGAAGTCCTTTCGGTCTGCCTGTAACGTGTCAAACTGGTATGGATTGTCTTCACGAGCGCGCAAGACATCTAGCTTGCGCGGCTCATTCACATTATCTGTGAAGTACAGCATCGGGCGAAAGCCCCCCGCTTCACCTGCCACATGCACCACGGTGCCCTGCACAACCCCGTTTGACTGGAAGTTGAACTCACTTGTCGAGTAGACCCTCAAGTATACATCCGCTCCCTCCCCGAAATAGTTCTGAGTATCATATGCGTACACCCCGTGCTCCTCGACTACCGTAGAATAGACAAAGAAAAAAACCACCCCTGTTTTGACATCAGACACACTGCCTATGACCCTGCGCCCTCCGCCAACGGTGAACAAAGTCTCAGGCACTTTTTGTTGATGCACATTGCCTTTCACAGGCTTGATGACCCCCTCGTTGCCCGTGTCGTCTGCGCTGTTGAAATCCTCAAAATCCTCAGTGACGACGATATTCAAGGCGTCGTTCATCTCGGTCTTTTTCTTCAGGCGGTTGTCGCTAGAAGAGTTCAAGACCCTTGGGAGTAGTTTCTCGATCATCAGTACTTCGGAGCCTGCTTGAAGTTCTTACGGATGGTCTTCAGTGCCTCATCTTTAGTGAAGTTGCCCAACCTAGCTTTGGCCTTGCGGCGCTCGTTGTAGTACTCTGCCCGAGCTCGCATCTTCTCGTTTGCTGGGACAGTGGACTTGCGTTCACACAGCTTGTAGTACATGAAGCAACGCAGAGCCTCCTCTGCATACACGTGGATGACGGGGTTCGTGGAGCGTGCCTCATCGGCAACGTACTCCAGGACCACCTCAGAAACGCCCGACTCAGTGTCGATCTCGATTCTGTTCTGATCGAGGTTGACGCGGTACTCTCCGCGCAAGTGTCCACCCCCCACACCATACAGCCTCCCCAGACCACCTTGGTACAGGTAGTTCTGGAAGACGTAGTAGTCAAAGTCGTTGTCCGTGCTATCCGTGCCTGATGTGCCAGACTTGTCGTCTTCGCGGTCTCCGATAAGATTAGCCCCGATGTTGAGCGGGCCATCAGCACTATCCGTAGTAACGGCTGGAGACTCCATCTTCTGAGAGTAGTTGATGTTCTTGTTTTGACTCAGAATGTGAACCACCCCATCTTCACCTACGACACCCAGCTTGACCAGGTCGACATAGTCGTCAGGAAGAGTGACAGTGTTGTTGCTAGCCACCGTGCGCTTCAACGATCGAACTCGAGAGCTGACATCAAAGCCAAACTCGCGGATACCGCGCAGAGCGATGTTCCTGATTGCTGCATCATTGACGTTGCTGATGAAGTCGTCGCTGTCCATGGTGATGATGAAGTCATCCACCACCTGTCTCAGGGTCACAAAGTTTTGTCCGTCAGATAGTGCCATTATTCAGCTTGCGTTTGTTGCAACCCATACGAGGTAAGGGTAGTGTCTCTGAGCCTGACCCCGATCATCTTGACAATCTCTGACACCACTTCGTTGAAGTAATGCTCGGGCAAGTCAAAGTTGCGAGAGTCGAACTCATTGAAGATAGTGAATCCCGTAGCGGCATCTACAGAAATAGTAGAGTACGTAGGGTGTGACTCAAAATCCACCGCGTCAGTTGCAATGACTCTAGAGCGTGGCTGACGATAGTAGACCAACGTAACCGCCTCTACTGCCTCTGGAAACACCTGAACGTAGTTGCCCATCACTAGGGCAGTAGGGAACTCTTGCGTGGGGGTAGAAAGATTGCTTTGCAACACTCTCTGAGCTTTCTCTGCATCGTAGATCAGCTCTACAGAGGTGTTTGTCCCCGTAACATACATGTTGATGATGCGGGACAAATCCAGCGGCTTCACAAAACTAATGCCGTCCTCGGGATCAACGGCCTCTGTAGTGATAACCCCATTTTCGTCCGTGATTTGCACTTCATAGACGTCAGACTCGTTAGCAACGTCAATACCTACTTGACGGATGAACATCGCCAAATCCTCCTCTACCATCTTATAAGCTGACTTGTCTCTCCCTGCATCCCTTCCTGCAGCTCGCAAAGCATTGGCAATCTTCAGCTCATTGAACATCTCGTTGTAGACGTTCTGTTGTGCTACTCGAGCCAAGGTGTCAAAGACTAGTGGAGTAACAAACCCTTTCTGGTCTTTGTTACAGATTTCCCTCACCGTCTCATATACCCGCTGTACGCTAATCATAGATACAAATATAAAAAAGAAAAGGCCGCTCAAGGCGGCCTTATCTTCTGTGTAGCAGGCGTTTAGCCTAGCTTAGAGAGTTTCTCCTCCAAGTTGCTGAAGACCGCCGAACCTTTCTCTGTTAAACAGAACCGAGTGAGAACGTCTAGCGGGTCCTGACCTGCAGGCACAGACACGATCAGGGTGTTGCTGTCAAACCAGTATGCCCCATCGGGCTTGAGGTTGATGAATTGATAGTCCGCCGCTTGCTTTACAATCGAGCGAGCTTGGACTTGTGGGTTGTCAAAAGACTGGATGAACTCCGCAGGCTTCTTCTTGGCGATGTTCAGTAGGTTGAAGCGGATCTCACTGGTCGGAGCGTTGACATTGAACCCAAAGAAAATAGCGACAGGAAGCAACTCTTCAATGGACTTCTCTCTCACCATCGAGATAGCGTCATTGAGCAGAAACTCTTGCTGTAGCTCTTGTTCAGCATCTCTGTTTTTGTCAACCTGACGAAACAGGTTGCCACCATTAGCTTGGTTCATCGGATGCAAGTCCATGAACTTCCGCAAGTTCGGCTTGTCGCGAGGGACAAACAGTTTTTTATCACGAAAAACGACCGCCTCTTTCTTGGCTCTATCACCCTGCTCGTCAGCCCAGATGCTAGGCTCGTTGGGGCAGTAGCGAATCTCTCTTACTGTGTCACCTTCCGCATCGTACACTGTGACTCCTTTCTGTGGGAGCATGGTAACGATACCTCCTGCACCGATAACCTCGTATTCTGCGTGTTGGATAGGGGCCTCTTCTCTACGCACGACAGTGCGCTTTTTTACAGGGGCTGCCTTCGGGGCAGCAGGAGCGGTCTTTTTCGGCCGACCAGGGCTACGTTTAGTTTCAGTCATACTAAATTGAATTGTGTTGCTAATATATCAAAAAACGAAAGCATTGTAGGTATCAAACAGCTCTCTAGCTATACGTGCTGCTTGTGATCTACCGATGTCTGTTTCGATAACACCAAATCGAGCGATGTTGCCCACCCACAAGGTGTTAGACCCGTCTCCACCTAACCTGTCGATAGTTAGGTCTCCGTCGGTGCGGCCTGGATCTGATGCCTCCCCACCCACCTTAGCAGGCAAGTATCCTACGACATCTCCTTTGTAGTCATGAACTATAATATTGAAGTTCTTGTCCCTACGAATTACCCAAACATAGCAAATTTGAGCGCCAGCCGAAGCAGCACCTACCGAACTTACGTCGTCTAACTTTGGGTCCTGAATTTTAATCTGTTTTGTGTTGAACTCTGTTGTGTCCAGGCTCAGCGCGGCAGGATCCCCCGTGTTGCCATCAAAAGTGAAGAACATCGTATCCTCAGTAGTGCCGTTGCCAAAGCCTTTAGAGGTCGTCGCCGAACTGCCATATATCTGATTTACAGATCGAACTTGATTGTCGCTATACACCATGTACATCGTGTAGTCGCCCTCTACAGTTTTAGCCGCAGCAAGGTGAGCGGCCTGATTGTTTGCAAACTCCACAGCGCGTTCTGCTAGATTCACTGTAGACGTAGGCCGAAGCAAGGGATCGTTAGTGTTCCCGTCTATATCAAAAGTGCTACCGTCGGTGCCTGAGTTCGTCCATGTCACGCTACTACCCACACGAGCTCCATCTGCCGCTGCTGACAAACTCTGAGAGTTGAAGTCAATAGTGGGGCGTTGAGTTTGAGAAGGGAACGTAACACCAGCAATCAAAGTGGTGCTCGTCCCTGTCTTTTCTGTCGACGCTGGGTTTTGTGCCGAGTCCCCAGTAGCTAGAATCACAGGCTGTGCGGGGATAGTGGCGAGCACAGCACCGTCGGAGGCACGATTGAAAGTGGAGAATCCGCTGACCGCATCCATTACCATCACGCTCTTCTTGCTATCACTAGCTATGAACTCCATAATCTCTCGTATGAGTTCAAACTCCTCTCCCTCTGTGCAGGAGACGCTAACACGAACTTTTTCTAGTCCCTCTTGGGTAGCGCCACTGAAGTTGTCGTACGCACCAGCGTCTTTGAACAGCAAGTGTACAGCCCCTACAGTAGCGGTCATATTAGCAATGCTGTCGGCAGGCACTCCAAATACAGAGATACCATCGCCAGTATTGGATTTAGTCTCACTAAACAGGCTTACAACCTCTTTACGGAACAGGAAGAACTTCATATTACAAATATACCGACAATAAAAAAGGGGGCCGAAGCCCCCTTTCTCATAATCACGTATTGAGTATCACTGATCAGCAAATGGAGTTGCCTGAGTCTCACCAGCAGCAGCGCTAGTGTAAACCTCAACAAACCATGCCGCGCCAGGACCGTTACCAATACAAGTACACTCGATGTAGTTGTGAGGAAGGGTGTTTCCTGTTTCTCCAGTCAGGTTGCCACCTGTAGTACCTCCATTCAAAGTCACCTTTGAGTTAGAGTTTCCGTCTGGCACAAAGTGCTCTGGAGCGCCTGCGCTAACGAGGCAAACTGCATATCCATTAAAGAAGTGAGTATTGCCCTGGCTTTGGATGACAAGCCCAGTAGCTTCCTTGTCTGTCAACAAGAACTTGTACTTGGCCCCAACCAACTCATTACTCACGTTTGGAAGAGTGATTGTAAGAGCTGCGTCGTCAATCAAGAACACAGTGCCTGCCTCACCATCAGTCAATGTTCTAGCGGCATCGCCGTCATCGGTAATTACCTCAGACTTCGTATAAAAATTGGGTGCTGTCAATGAGCCAACAGCGAGCTTCCTAAGAATCAAGTCGTTCATAGTTTCTAAATATTTGTTGTGTTTACGCGAAGTGCGTGAAAAGGAAGTGAATTTCAAAAGTCCCCGCCAGGCTCACCGCAACCGAAGGGTTGTCGATAAACGCATGGAGCTTTCGAGCAGTGCTTGAAAATCCTTTAGAGGCGGCAGGATCGTTTTGAGCTGCAGCCTGCAAAGACAAACTTGAAGCAGGAATATTGTACACAGTTCCTACAGGAATTTCCTGTCCTCCAGAGCCCAAGAACAAATCGTTATCTCCGAAGATGTCTGTCTCAGTGACGGCATCTCCAATACCGAGGCCGATTGTTCCATTAGAATCTAGATCAACTGCCCCTGTGACCTTCACGAAAACACCAGTCAAGCAAGTGTTTGCGGGTTGATCGACAGTAAATGCTGTGTCAGTGCCGTTTACAACGGCGTCTTTTACAGTCACCACTTTTGCAGCGGTGACGGCGCCAGATCCGAATTTGAATGTAGCCATAACTATTATCGTTATGAAGGTTGAGAGAGAACCCCGAAGGGCCCTCTCTCTCACTTCAAGTTATTAGCCCTTCAGGACAACGTGGTGGTTTGCAGCGCGGACGCAGAGCGCAACCTCAGAGCGGTAGTGGAACACCGCTTGGTCGGTTCCAAGGTCACCGTTGTTGGTGTGTCCGAGGACGCCACCGCCAGTCACCCAGTGCTCCATCTCGCGGCTGTAGCCATTGGCCTCCTTGTAGTACAGAGCCAGCGAAGGGGTGCTGTTACCCGTGCGTGCGTCAACAACGTTGGCGAGCGGGGTCATAACACCCTGGAACTTCGTGCTGGCACCCAACAGGGTCGGATCGTTCAGGAGCTTCCAGTCGTGCTTGTGGAACGTGTATCCACCACGGGTGAAGCTCTTGAATCCGAGCTGCACAGCCATGTCAGCGTTGTTTTGGAAAGCGCCGAACTGTCCAGGCAGGCCAGCCGTGACACCCGTAGCGATACCGCTAGCGAGCATGTCGTCAATGGCGAGGTCCTGCTTTCTGTTCAGGTACATTGCGTACTCACCAGGAGCACCTTGCTTGTCGAGCTCGATGATGATGTCGTCGATCTCGGAGAAGCTGTCGAGCGGGTTGGCGTTGGCACCAGTAACTTGGATGCCTCGCGCGTCGATAGCGCTGAAGTAGCCCTCAGAGCCTGCGAACTCATTACCCATTGCCAGACCGCCCGTGGAGCTGTCGGAAGAACCGTCAACCTCACCTGAGCGAACCTCACCGAAGAGCATCATCATCTCACGCTGGTCCTCAAAACGCTTGCGAGCCTCTTGCTCGGCGTACATGAACCAACGGTACTCACCGCCACCAGTGTTGACCCAGCCGATGTTCGTAGCCTGAGAGCCGTTCACTTCGTGACGACCCTTGACAATCATGAAGGGGTTGCGGTGACGCTTGACGTCAGTCTCACGGAAGCCAACGGGCTGGTTCGTGCCTTGAGCGTACATGTTGCCGAGCACGATAAAGCTACCCGAGCTAGCGTCGTAGTGAGTTCCAGAGGTGATAGGAGTCCCACCGTCGAGGCGGACCAAGGTCACATCCGTAGCCGTGCCCGTGCCAAATCCGCCTGCCTGGACAATGAAGCGCGTTCCCGTGCTGCTGTCCATCACAACGTCGTTGACCTGAACGCCAGCCTTGAACTCACTGTCGCTAACGACAATGTTCGTGGTGTTGTTCGTGATCTCGCTGGAGGTAGTGTAGTCGAACTTTTTGTGCCGACGACCAACTTCCCACCAATCGACCTGGTCAGAACTACCACCAGAGATGATAGCGCCAGTCAGTTTCAGAAAGCCCGTGATGCCTTGATCGCCGTAGGTCTCCGTCAACTCAGGGATGACGAGGTCCTTAGTGGTCTTGACCAGGTTGTCAATGGTCGTATAAGTTTCGGGGGTGATTCGGAAATTCGAACCAGCCGCGTCGAGTGCGGGGATATCGGTTCCCCGCGTGGTTCCAATAGAAGCCATATTTTCCTATGTTAAATGTTGAATGTGACTTTGCTTCTTCCTTGTTGCAAAATCTGTCTCACCTGATCGGCGAGAGGGTTAGTTTGATTTTGACCGCTAGCATCGTTAGGTGCTGCAGCCTGTACGTTTGCTGCATTCGTCACCACCCCACGTTGACCATCGCTCATGCCCTGCCGATAGGCAGACTGCACGATTGTATCGATGTTGTCAACGACAGCGCGGTGTGAAGACAGCAGGTCATAGTCCCAGCTCCCATCCTCTCTGACGTAAGGGTCAAAGTAGTTCTCTAGCTGGGCGTTCTTTTGCTTCAACTCTCCCTTGTAGGCATCGTCAAGACCGAACGTAAAAGTCTTCTCACCACCGAGATCGAACTCCAATCCCGTCAGTGCATCTACGTTGTATGCCATCTCAGCTACCCAGGACTCGTCGATAAGCGGGGCCTCCGCCTCTTGAGCCTCTGGCTGCTGCGGGGCGATATACCCCGAGCGCAGAGCTTCGATGCTGTCTTTTGCCTTCTGCCCATCCATCTTGAGCTGAAGCTGTGAAAGCTGAATCTCCTGTTCGGTATGAACGTCGGGGTCCAACTTGTATTTGCTCTTGAGCAAGAGGTTGACTTCCTCGCCACTGAGGTTCGGGTGATCCGAAGCCATCTGCACACGCAACGCGGTGAAGTCGTCCATCTCAGACGGATTCAACTGCTGGTATGCAAACCAATCTTCAGGTCTCCGCCCCGTGTCCTGTACGAACTTGGCGATGACTTCTAGCCCCTCGTCGAGCTGTTGCGGCGCAGCCAATTCGTCGAATGAGGTGATGTCTCTCCCCAGCCTCTCGCTGAGATATGAGAACACAGCACCCTCTACGTCTTCTTGGCTGTACTGCACCTGTTCAGGCTCAGGCTGCATAGCCTGCTCTTGAACTGGAGTTTCTACTTGCCCTTGTTCGGGCATGTTGAGCACTTCCCCTGGCACTTCTTCTGGCACGGGGGGAGCACTGGTATCGGGAGTATCGGGAGCGGCAGCGGCTTCCTGTTGGAAGCTAGCCGCGAGGTCTTGCGGGTTGTCAAAGATTTGAATCTTCGGTTGCTCCTGTGCAGGAGCCTCTTGTGCAGACGCCTGCTCTACGGCAGGCGCTTCTTGCTGAACTTCTTGTTCCATTGTATTTAATTATGTATTAGCTGCCCCCGTAAGGATTAGCAGAGTTGTCGTTACCGAACACACCGTACTCGATCATCTGATCGACGCGAGTACCGTACACTTCGTACTTCTTGTCAGGTGAGACAGGGATGAACGCGAACTCTCCACCACCGATCTTAGCTACCAGACCTGTATCGGTATCGTTGTGGATGTAGATGTAGTTCTCTAGCTCTGTCTCGAGGTTCTTGATGTAGACGTAAGCCCGCTCAGAACACTGATTGGCAATGTAGATAGCCAAGTCGTTCGTGTCTGCAGCCGTGCCTTTCACCTTCTGGCGAATCAGGCTACCCGAGTCAACAAGCAAATCTGCGCTGACGCTCAAGGACAGGGGCGATGTCAACACCGCCGCGCTGGTCAAAGTAAGGTTAGCCTTTATCGTTGCCATCAGGCTTCGTAGATGACTAGGAACTCAATAGTGAAAGCCGTAGCCACACTGGGGGTGATCTTAATATCCTGGTCTCCGTTGTACGGGAGAAGGCACCAGTCGCCTGCGTAGAGGCGGCCAAGAAGTTGGGACTCCACAGTAATCGCAGCATTCTCCGTAGCCACAGTGCTGGTGTTCTTAATGTACACCTTGTGGGCTTTGTCGTCGGAGTAGTCAGCTTTGTCAACAAGAGTGTACTGAGAGCTAGACGTGGTCGTCTTCCGACCCACACCCGTGGTTTGATCCAGGCCAGTCAAAGTGCCCGCCTTCGTAAGCGTAGCGGTCGTGGACAGCGAGAGCGCGTCACCCGTCAGGTCCGCACTAGAAAGCGTAATTGTTGCAGTGGTGGTAGCCATTATTCTTTATTTACAGCAAATATAATACTATTTCTTCTTGCCCTTTTTCTTTCCTTTGCCCGCACGAATCTTTGCTGCCTCTCGTTTTCCGAAGGCAGACTTGACCCGAGCCATAGCCCAAGCGTGCTGAGAAACCTTCGGGCGGTTACCCGAAGACATGTAGGCGGCCAACCCTCGCTTGTACACTTGCTTTTGCGCAGCGTCCAAGCCAGCCATTCCGCCTTTCTTCAGGACCTTCATTTCATCCCAAGTTCCTTGCGGGCCATCCTAGCCTGTGCAGGGTCTTTCAAGATTGCCTTCAGCATAGCTCCTTTTTCAGCAAAGACCTTGCCCCCGTACATGTACATGGGCATCTTGTCTTTCTTCATCATGCCACCGCCTGGCATCTTTTGCATCTTATCGCCCTTCATCATCTTGGGCATTTCTTTTTTCAAGTGCTTCATATCTGATCTCTTCTTTTCATAAGTTTTTTTAGTCTCGCCTCTACTGCGGGCGGAAATCCTTTCTTTTTTCTTTTGCTTTTCGTGCCTCTGTACTTATCGTAGATCGCAGCAATCTGGGCCATCAGTTTCTTACGCTCCGCTACATTCGAGCTACCCTTGGTGTACTTTGGGTTGAACTTCATCCCCTTTTTAGCCGACTTCGGTTTTTTACCTGCTTTCTTCATAGCGATAGCTATGGCAGCTTGTTGTGCAGCGCTTTTAGCCATGGCTAACTAACTTGAACTTGGCCTTCTTGACAGCACCAGGATGCGGCTTGTATTCCCCTTTCATCAGGAAGTACCGTCCGTTTTCGAGCATCCAGTGATGACCTGCTGGCGGATCTACGGTAGCAGTCTTCTGACTAATTTTCAACTTACCGCCTTTGTTGTACTTGACTGTCTTCATCAGAACGAGCTCATTAGGATTTCATCTACAGCCTCTTGGACATCAGATTTAGAGGCTTCGATAGCCATCATAATGTTTGCCTGAAATCTTTCTACTTCCTCTCCGTCGTTAAAGATAATAATAGTAGGGACTACTACGATCTTATGTTTCTGCTGTAGATCAGGGCTTGAGACAATATCTACACGAGACGTCGAACAGTCGCTCAACTTCTCAATCCACGGGACACTGTTGGTGGCGTTGAAACTTGCGTTGAACTCTACAACGCAAACGCCAGACTCGCACACTTCACTGTCCGCAGGCGCAGCCACAAAGACAGTGGCCGAGAACAGAGCAGACAAGACAAAGAGGGCAAGCACACTTTTCATTGTTCATCTTATTTGAGTTTATCGATTTTTTCTTCAATACGCTTGATGTCCTCTTTGATCTCCCCCACATCCTCCTGGGTAGACATAATCGTCTGACGGATCAGTTGGTCCTTCATGTCGAACTCCATGCGCGAAACTTCTGAGGGCAGAGGGGCTGGGAGCTCCTTCGCCTCAGCGATATCGGCCTGCAGGGTAAACCACATTCCGATGAGAGACGCCATCCCGACTCCAATACCAGCCAAAGTTTTCAGGCTGACGTTGAACCCCATATCCTCGTTGATCTCTTTTGCCATAATTAGAATATTACGTAGTTGACCCCGACCGAGAAGTCGTGCCACTCCCTGTTCCAATACTTGTTGTATCTACCCTCAAGGAAGCAGCCCAGGGATCTGTTTAGCTTCCAACCAAAAATCAATCCCCCACTATAGTCAACCCACTGCCCGCCGTTGAGCTGGAAGTAGGAAAACTCTGACCCCGTATCTAAATGCCGAGGCAAGACATTACCCCACGAGTGCAACCAAAAGTCTTTGGTGTAGTGGTAGTAGTCAAAGCCCGCGACCAGAGAATAGTTCCACTCTGTGTCTAACTCGCTACGCTTGAGCTGTACGTAGTCGTCAAGGACCTGGGGAATGACAACCTCCCGCCACACCTCGAAGCTACTAGCGACAACTGTCCCGTCGGGGTCCATGTACTCCCCCGTAGAGAAGTCGTAGCTATAGCCTTGACTGAAAGCAAGTTGCGTGTAGTGTAAACTTCCGTTTGGCAACTCCCATTGCTTCAGTGGGTTGTACCCATACGGCTCCGAGATGCGCTGAGCTGCACCGATATTGAAAGACAGCTTACCCTTAGAGTTGATACGCAATCTCTGGGAAGCCTCTAGGTAGCTCACGTCAGCAAAGCCGTCCTGTACATACTCCACTTTCCCTACGAACCTACCCCCAACATATCTCAGAAAGTGGTTCTGGTCTAGGTACAGAACCCCCTGCTGCCTGCGGTAGTCGCTTTCGAACAGAAACTCGAAACCTTTGACCGTGCCGATCGTAGCTGCATCGGAATAGGAGTGCTCCTCGCCGTTGTAGAAGACGTTGGCCCTGTTCTCGTACTTGAACCTAGCGATCTTGCGGATACCAAGAGTCAAAGAGTAGTCGAACGGAGTCTCTACGATGTCTGTAGACAGAGGACCATTGACAACCGAATAAGTCTTGTAGTCAGAAAGCGAGTTGTTTCCGTTGACAGCCGCATAGAAAGTCGAGAACCGAAACGCCTTTTTCAGTGTCTGAGCCCCACTCGCTAGTGGGATGCACAGGAGTAGAACTAACAGAAACCTCATAGCTTGACGATAGTTTGCTTGAACATGCGATTGTCAGAAACTACTACCAGGTGATATGTCCCGACAGGCCAATCCGATGCGTCCTGCGTAGCCCTTGACGATCTCAACACCTCCCTGCCAGTGGCATCGAAGACAGTCAATACAAACGGGTATGGGGAGTCCACATAGAACTTGTGCTCAACTACCGTCGGGCGGATCGTAACCTCGTCTGCTAACTCAGGAATACCCGTAGGCCACCCCTGCTGACAGTAATCGTACAGCCCGATACACCCCCCATCCCACTCTGCCTCGCAGCAATACGGGTCGACCTCGATGACCCAAGCGTAGCAAGAGTCGTTCAGCCAGTACGGGACGCCTGGACCTGTAGCGCACCCCGCATCATACAGGCAATCACCTTCGGTATTGGCTTCCGCATTGTAGTTGTATGCGGACAGATCCATGCACCCTACTACAACGGGGATGCAACTTCCGTTGTCTACGTTGGCCCCCGCGTCAAAGTTCAATGCAGTAGAGTCTGTGCAACCAAATACCGCCAACGTTAAACAAGACCCATCGTCATAGTCAGCCTCGTACCCTTGAGTGTAGTACTCTAAATATCCAGCTTGCATGCACCCTGCAGCGTAGTAACAACTGCTGTCAGGGCTGTTGGCATAGGCATCGTAGTTTTGAGCCAAAGTGTCTAAGCATCCGTAGGCAAACTCTTCACAAAAGTTCCCACAGTATGTTGTGGCCTTGTACGTGTACGGGAAGGGGATGATGCTCCACTGTGGCACGTTGACGAGGGTGTCTCCTGTTGGCCCTTCGAGCATGAAGCCACACTGAGCCACGGTGAACATAGACTGCGGGGTAGGGAAGAAGTACAACTCTACTTCTTCGTCGCTAGACAAATACAGCTCAAAGGACTCTTCCAATCCATCCTCTGGTCCCATCTTATACTGTGGGGACAACCACTCACCCTGACGCACTCCCAGCCAGCTACCGAACCATCCGTCAGCAGCACCGTCAGTGAGCGTCAGCGTATAGAAGCAAGAGTCGGGCTGTAGCTCTACGTTTGCAAGCGAGTCGTAGTTGTAGTACGCGCTGTCAATACAGCCGTATACCACGGGGGTCTCGCACAACAAGTCAAGGAATACCGTCGCGTTCGGGTTATACTCGAGATAGTCGGGATCGCCACAGCCAACGATATCCTCTATCTCTAGGCAAGCAGGAGCCTGGAAGAGGTGCTGGAAGTTGTATCCGAAGTTGGCCTGTGCAGGGTCCATGGCATAGACCTCCTCCCCGCAAGCAAGGAGACCAAACCCGCCGTCCTCTCCACCCCACTGGGCGCCGTTGACTCCGTCACCATAAACATCGCTGATGGTAAACGAGAGCTGACTGCCAATGGGAGCACAGACACTACTGAAGATCGGGATTCCTGTAGGTTCTCCTGCGTATTCGCCAGCCAAAACAGCGGCAAGGATTTCATCGTTGGTCACATCTACCAGCGACCAGCCCGTTTCCCCTGGGTAGTTGTCAGGGACAATAACCACCATAACCTCCGTTTCGGTGAGGTCGCAGTCGGCTGACTCTAGAATGTTGCAGTTCTGATCGAAGTTGGCCCACGGGTTCCAGTTGATTGCCTCGGGGTTTGTGCAGCCTGGGATAGCTCCGCAGGGCAGGCAACTCTCCCAACAGAAAGGCGGGAGGGCCATAGGGCCCTGTACGTTCAGAGGTCGGTTTACATACCCAAACTCATCGAAAATAAAACACGGGGACTCGGCAACGCCGACAGGCAGTTCTTGATACGTCCAGTTATCTGCAGAAAACTTCCACAGATACTGCCCAGCAGCCATAGAGACAGTGACCTCCCACACCCCGTCACCATTAGCGTCCTCCATCGGAACACATGACCCGCACCAACCGAAGTAGTCTGAGTTGACCTCGGGCGTTACAATCCCCTCTGGGTGTGGGCCATTCAAGTCTAGCCTAAACGTAACCTCATACAAACAAGGCTCCCCCTCGAAGATGGCCTCTGGGTTGTAGTTGGTGGCCTGCTGATCCATACACCCTAACACAGGCGGCGGACAAGGCAATAGGTTGATCGGGATGTCAAGCTGTGCGGTGTTGAAGTCTAAGACTTCGATATCTAAACCACATGCATTGCTCAAGACGATATACCCCTCTCCATACTCGCAACAAATACCATCGCCAAAGCTGTCGTAGGCTACGAACGTATACGGACCAGGCGGCAGGTTGACCAAAGTCTCTCCTGCTACACCCGAAGCCACGACGTTGGTGTCTGCTAGAATCTCCCAGCTACTCTCCGCTGCATACTGATCCGAAACAAACTCTACGTTCAACCAACTCTGAGCCTGCAGAGACAGGATCGGGAAGAGTAGACACCACTTAGACTTATTGGCCCAGTATGCCGCACTCATCTTACCCTTCTTGATGTTGCGCCGATGGCGAGCCTTGAAGCTTGCACGCTTCTTCTTCATGCGATCGCTCTCCCCCGCTTTTGGTTTACCCGCTGTCTTTGCCCCCTGCTGACCGTATCGGATCAGCTTCACTTTGTTTCCCTCTTTGGCTAGTACGATGTGGGACTTCTTCGGGTGCTGAGGAGTGCGCTTTGGCTTATTGACGCCCTTCAGACCATGCTTTTTGAGAAGCCTCTTGATCCTGTTTCGTATTGACTCTGAGGACATTACACAAATATATAAATCAATACTCTAACCCAGGTTCCTCGACTGGCGTCCAGTCAGTACCACTGATTATGTTCATTATCTCTTCATACGTGTAGAAGGTGGAAGTCAGCGCGGTGATGCTCGCTGGGTTTTGACCCTCATACTTTAATACAACTCTCTCCCCATCGATAGAGTATCGCAGGTAATCTTGATGCTCTAAAACATCCTCAAAGTTTACCTGAGGTAAATCTGAAGATGATAGGATAACATAAGTTCTATTGGAATTAGAATCCATATCTAGTTTTTGTTGCGTTGTAATTTTGCAGAATCTCTGCATCCGTTAGCACGTCGTTGTACAAAACATGCTCGCCTAAAAACCCCCTTCGAAAACTACCCCTGCGCAACGCTATTCCTGCGTGATACTTATTTGACTGAGATGAATTAAACTTCGCTCTGTATCCTAGACCTGAACCAAGTCCATTGCTATACTCGAGGTTGGACACTTCAGATCCATTCAAATATATCTTGCCGCCTGTAAGCGGAACAGGGCTGTCGTTTGGTAGAGTATAGGCTACATTCATCCAGGTCCCATTTGAGGGTATAGTGCTTGTCGGGGTCATAAATCTCCTTCTGTCATTCTGAGTGTTGCTTCCATTTCCGTCGAAGACAAAACAAACTATACGACCATTGTTTCCGTTCACTAGAAACTCGAGCCCTTGATAATACAAATAAGTATTAGATGCAGCCTCACTGGTAGTCACGGAGCCATTGTTGGCAAACATCCAGAACACATCACTCGTACCAGCTTGAATTTTTACCCAAGCTTGATAAGTAAAGCCACCGAAGCTAGATAGGTTCCCATATGTTCTACTAATTCCTGAGCCTCCAACAGCATTTAACTCCCCAGATTCCTCGCCTACTCTCAGGTCAGCAGCATCATCGTAGTCAAACTTAATTCCGTCATCAACCCCGTCGAAAAAGAAAGATCCACCGCCATCTGATGAGCTGTACGTAGGAGATCCCCTAAACGTTCCGTCTATGTTATTAGACGTCAAGTCAAACCATGTCGATCCAGATCCAGGATAGCTGCTTGAATTTGCAGCATCGAGATGGTGGACAAGGTTTGTTGTGACTATAGAGAGTGTAGAAGCAAAAGACAACTCATTCAGCTTCCCAATACTTGCTTTTGCAACCCCGTCAATTTTTTGCACAGAATCAGCAGCGACACCACTGACCTTTGATATATCTGGCATATTACGCGGTTATCTCAATGAAGTCGTTAGATGGATTGAACCAGATCTGTCCATTAGAACTGTCTAGGCAGTACCCCACAATCCTCACGATATCTCCATTGCCACTAGGTGCCGTGCTGGTTATATCACCCGCCGTGGTAGACACATATAGCACGTCTCCCACAGTTCCTGGGTCGTGGTCCAAGGTGAACATCCCCCTGAGCAGCATGCCGTCTGAGTCTGGGTCTGTACCCAGTGCGATGGCCAGAAGGCATCCACCCGAAGTAGCAGCCGCGTCCGCATCTGCCGCTGCCCAACTGCCATCGGACTTGTAGTAGCATAGCTCACCCTGAGTGGTGCTTCCCGTCCCAATCTTCACAATATCTCCCTGAACGCTGAAGTCTGTGTTAGCTGTCTTGGCAAACACATTCTTTGCCGTGTTCAACTCAGTCCTGATGTCGATACCTGAGCTAGTGGCACTCAACTGCTCAGTGTCATTAACCTTAATGTTCACCTCATTAGCGGTGCTGAAGTCAATGTACTCCTGATCAGTAGCTGTTCCAATTTTGGTCAGACTGCTGTTGATAATGGAAGTAATTGTGGTCTGAGCCGCGTCGATCTCCAAGTCGATGGTGCCATCAGCGTCTTGGTAGGTTGCAGTGACACCGCTCTCGGTGTTGCTGCTGAACATAGCACCAGCTATGTCTTGAACTTCCTCGGTACTCAACTGAGTATTGGTGTCACTAACGGTATTCGTAAACGTAATTTTGTCTCCGCTACGCGCTATACTCAATCCCGTGCCCGCCTCTAGAACGACGTCATCCGTAGTGCCACCGCTGTCAGTTAGACGAATTTTCTCTTCATCAGAGTTATCTCCGTCTACACAAGACAATCCATAAGTGGTGTTATCGTTGGCAGTCATATCATCGACCACCAAGTCGATCGTACCGTCACCATCCTGATAGGTGGCAGAAATACGTGTCTCCGTGTTGGAGCTAAACATAGCTCCTACAATATCTTGTACCTCTTCAGTGCTCAACTGAGTGTTGGTGTCACTGACGGTATTGGTAAAGGTGATCTTGTCTCCGCTACGAGCGATACTCAGTCCCGTCCCCGCTTCCAACACCACGTCATCCGTAGTACCGCTACTATCGGTAAGTCGGATCTTCTCCTCATCAGAGTTGTCACCATCGACGCAAGACACACTATAGGTTGTGTTGTCATTGGCCGTCATGTCGTCGACTACCAAATCAATCGTGCCGTCACCGTCTTGATAGGTGGCAGAAATACGTGTCTCCGTATTTGAGCTGAACATCGCACCCACAATGTCTTGCACCTGCTCGGTGCTCAACTGTGTATTGGTGTCCGTGACTGTGTTCGTAAACGTAATCTTATCGCCGCTGCGAGCAATACTAAGACCTGTGCCTGCCTCTAAGACAACATCATCTGTTGCAACGCCGTCCGCACCGCCCTGCGTCAACCTAATCTTTTCTTCGTCAGAGTTATCTCCGTCGACACACGAAATAGCATACGTATTCTGCGTGTTGTCGTTAGCAGTCATGTCATCGACTACTAAGTCAATTGTCCCGTCAGCGTCTTGATAGGTAACGCTAATTCTAGTCTCGGTATTCGAGCTGAACATAGCCCCGACAATGTCTTGGACTTGCTCAGTTGTCAATTGGGTGTTTGTATCACTGACAGTATTGGTGAACGTAATCTTGTCACCACTACGAGCAATGCTAAGACCCGTGCCTGCCTCTAGTACAATATCGTCTGTTGCCACCCCATCAGCACCACCCTGGGTCAACCTGATCTTTTCCTCGTCGGAGTTGTCTCCATCTACGCACGAGATAGCATAGGTGTTCTGCGTATTATCATTAGCGGTCATATCATCGACCACTAAGTCAATTGTACCATCGGCGTCCTGATAGGTGGCAGAAATACGTGTCTCCGTGTTGGAGCTGAACATCGCCCCAACAATGTCTTGCACCTCTTCAGTGCTCAACTGGGTGTTGGTGTCAGTAGATGCAATGGTGATTGTGTCACTAGAGGCGTTCGTAGTAAGGGTTATGTTAGAGCCTTCCGCTAGCGTGAGCGTATCAGCCGTCCCATCAGCCACAACATTGTCTTGCCCAGAGACAGCAATTGTAGTGAACGCATTGGGTGAGGTGCCGTCTGCCCCGTCTGATCCCGCTGGTCCTGTGTCACCTTGTGGACCTTGCGGCCCCTGAGCTCCTGTAGCTCCTGTAGCGCCCGTGGCACCCGTAGCACCTGCAGGGCCAGTGGCCCCCGTATCGCCCGTGTCTCCCTTATCTCCTTTATCGCCCTTTGCGCCTGGACTAGAAACAGAGATGCTGCTAGACGCAGGTTGAGTTACCGTTACGGTAGTCCCATCACTTACTGTAATCGTGGTTGACATTAGGCGAGAGCTTCAGAGATGTCGTCGTTTACAATAAAGCTTCCTCTCAAAATCGTAGTGGAAACTCCATCCAAAATCTGCTGCAAGTCATAGACATATCTTCCCGCTGAAACTTGCCTCATGATAGAGTCGCTGGCTGTAATCGTGAGATTACCCGAGTCGTCAGTGGTGAAGGAGAAGTTGATTCCATCCTCGGCAGCCTTGCCACGATTTACGCTTCCAATCACAAGTTTGCGCTCTCCTTGAACCTTCTGCCTACCTCTTACCTGCATCAAGAATTCGTACCCCGAAGTGGTCAAGGTCAAAGCTGTACCCGTTGAATCTTTGAGCAACAGCTTCAGATTAAATGTGTCACCCTTTCTACACGTGATGTCTAGTTTGTCTGAGACATCAAGATTTACTTTACTAGCCATTATTGTAGTAGTTGTGAGATGTCAAATCCTCCAGCTCCCTCCTCTTCTAAGGCGCCACGCTCACCTTTACGCTGAGCAATCAGCTTGCTTTGCTCGACAGCTTGCTTCTTGACCCGCTCGTCCTTCCTATCGTCTTTCTGCTTTTCTACTTCTAGTCGGTTCATTTGATCGGCAGTCTTGTCGGCACTGCGATTCAGAAGGCGCAACTGCTCGATCTCTTTTTGCATCTCGTGCTTGACACGGGCGATAGCAATCTCAGCTTCGGTTTCAAGCTGAATCTTCTGCGCATCGAGCTGCGCAGTCATCTGCATTTCTTGCTGCTTCGCTTGCGATGCAACCAGGGCGGCCTGTTGAGCCTGCTGAGACTGCATCTGCGAGTTCTGCATAGCGATTTCTTGCTGCTTCTTCATGCGCTTCTTGCGCCTGACCATCAGCAGTTGTTCCGCTTGGTTGACGTCCTTCATAGCCCGCACAGCCATAGCGTCCTCTAGGTCAAGCTCTTTCTGTGACAAAGCGATCTGGATGTTCTGTTCGAGATACACCCTGTCCTTGTCCTCCATCTCTCTCTGCACGTGAACACCGAAGTTGTACATCGGAAGGTCGCTGAACGAAGACAACACCCCCATGTTCGTTTCTCCGATAGCGTTCTCATACGCTTTGAAGATCACCGACTCAGGAGGCAGGATCTGCAGGCACTTGACTACGTCCTCACACACTTTCTTGTAGAGGATCATAGCTGCGTTGGTGACGTCATAGGTGGCGTTGTTGCTAGCCGCGATAGCCTGCTCGCGAACCCCAACTAGCGCATCGCTCTTTGGAGTAGAGGCATCGACCACCTCGTTGATTCCCGTGGTGTCACGGATCATACGCAGGTAGTGATTGTACAGAGCAATGAGCTCGTTGATGTTACGGATGCTGTTGCCGATCTCTCGAACAGGGGGGTTCTGGAATCCGCCCTCGGGGTTCTTACTGCGGTAGTAGAAGACCCCTGTCTGTTCGTAGATGTCGTGGAGCTCAAGCGGTTGCAACTCCCCGCCCTTACCGAGCTGCACGTTCTCCAGCCCTTCGATATCGATGATCAGTCCGTCGGGCTTGGCCTTGGCGATAGCCTGCTGCAGCTTCAAATGGGTAAGCTGCAACATATCGGCAAACCCCACGCAGCTATCCACCATAGACTTTGGGAGCTGCTCGTTGAGATTGACTGCAACCGCAGAGTAAGACAGCCTAGCCCGAGAGATGTCGTGGATGTTTTTCGGGACGTTGGCGGACCGCCCGTAGTTCAACAGGTGATCTGTCCCCAAGATGTACATTCCAGAGTATACCGTCTCGATCTCCATCTTGTGCGGGGTGCGCTGGTAAACGCTGCCTGCCCGCTCCTTGTACTTCATCCCCTGAAAGAAGAATCCCGTATTGCCGAAACGATTCTCCTTTTCCTCAAAGAACATGCAATCGACTGACTTGAACTCGAACTCTAGCACCTCCACGGTATACCCACCGTACTGACTCTTGTCAATTTTAGACGGGTAGTAAGGGGCCTTCATCGACCTGTTAGAAGACGCACGCTTGGCGTTCTTCGTGATCTTCTTCAGGTCTTCCTCTGTCAACTGGTCCCCTGCCAATCGCTTCAGCTCCTGCAGAGGAATCTCTTTTACGTGACCTGCATATACGATATCGTCCAAGTTCGGATCGTCAGTGTAGCTGTGGACGAAGTTGACAGGGTCGACATACTCTACGCGAATGCCGTAGTTGGAGTCGTTCGTGCGCTTCACCACGCTCATGCCTAGGGCTGCAAGATCATTAACGCAGCGGCGGAAGGTGTTGTCCTCGAAGTTGTTCCAGGACAAAGTCATATCCGTAGCCACCTGGGCCGCAATTTCTGCGTCGGTCTTGATGTTTGTGTCCATCAAGATTTCTGCTTCCTCAATGGTTTCGGGGAGCATGTCGGGGTCCTCGCCTACTAGCACCTCTCCCGTCAACTCTTTCAGCTTCTGCAACTGGGGGCGGAGCTTGATTTGATTCTTGATCCTGTTCTTCTCTCGGTTCTTCTCAGAAGAGGACAGGGGGTCCACAGCCTCAAGATTCGGGTAGGGATTCCTAGAGAGAATCTTGTTGACTACGATGCGAACGAACTTAGGGAGGATAGGGACCGACGTAAAGTCCAAGTTCATCAAGCTACCATCGCCGTTGTTTGGGTCAAGGGCGTTGAGAAGCTGCTTGTAGATACTCGTGTCTTGAGTGCCGTTGGCGTAGTCTCTATTTCGAGCAAAGATGTTTTTCCTACCCCCGTAAGTTGAAGACGTGCTGTCGGTGCTCCCCCACTGTCCTTCGATGGCCTTGGCATACTTCAGCCCATACTCTTGAGAGATCTTCTCTTCGTATGGGGCCAAGGGATCGGGGAAACCACCTGACTGGTCACTCTTACTGTTATACATGTGGGGTCAAGTAATTAATACCCACAAATATAATAAATCAACCCCTGACCTTATATCGCCTGAAGAAGCGCTTCTCTGAGAAGTTAGACTCCTTCTTTTTTTGCTTCACCTTCTGTGCGGCCAGCAAAGCCAAGCCAGAGCTAATGGTCAAGTCAAACTTAGTTCGGTTGCTAATGTCGTATCCAATCCAATCCTCTAGGGTACGGTTGAAGTACATGCTCCCCACCTCTCCTGTCTCCCTGTTCACGCCTACGTGATCATGGATGTACGCTTCGATAGCCTGGGCGTGAGACTGGATTACGTCTACCGAGTTCGACGGTATCCCCTTGGTCTTCACCTTCACATTCGTATTTGCCGCAAACAGATGTTTGGGCCTGTCCATCAGATACCCGTCGTATCCACGCTGCTCAAAGTATCTAGCGATCCCGTACTTGTTGTTCTCGATTAGGATGGGGTACCCATAGAAGACCGCCGCCATAAGAACATCTTCGTAAAATATCGAAGCCAGCGGCGGACGGGAAGCGTACTCAAGAACAAACATGTTAGCAGGAACCTCCATATTGAACTTGTTGTACAGATGGAGCGCACCTTTGGATCCTCTGCCATCCACAGTAGCATCGAGATCGTAGCTATCCACGCCACCACAACCAAGGTGAGCATGAGGCGCGATTCTTTTTGTTCGCTCATAGACCTTTATGTTTCGCAGTTCTGGTGGGGGCATCCAAGCTATCTTGAATCTACCTGCAGGGTCTGGGGTGAAAACCACCTCGCTATCCTGCACCCCACCCTTCCAAGAAAGTCGACCAGCAACGACGGGGTTGGGGAATAGGTTGTCGTTGTGTTCTACCTGCTCATAGATCTGACCGATGTTGAACAGGCTCCTTTCGATACTGTCTCTGAAAGCTTCGTCAGTAGTAAACGGAAACTGACGGATTACCTCGTTCAGTTCCGAGGCATCGTGCTTCAGGCTGTCCCTTTCGTTCTTCAGAAAGGTCTTTGCCCCCATGTGGACGTACTCTCCGTCGATCCCCTCGGTGTGCTCGGCAGGGTCCTCTACTATCGCCCTGCCATAGACATCGAAGAAACCTTCTAGGGATTCGTATGCTGGGATGAACAGCCTGTACAGGCCAGACCTAGTCCTCCCATTCTTGTTCCTCTCCCCAGGGTCCGAGTCTTCCCATAGGTCCTTGTACTCGCTTCCCCCTTTTGCCATGGGGTTGACCGTGCTTCCGACCATGGCCTTCCCCACGATTTTTCTTCCGACGATCAAACACGTCCTCTGGATTCTCCACGCCTCCCTTATGTCTGTGGGTTTTTCCCATTTCCCTGCCTCGTCTAGATACAGTAGGTGTAGCTTCTCTCCGTCGTATGCGTTGTTGGTGGTGTTCTTCCAGTTGATGACAGTGTTCAGGGCATCTCCCACCACAGCCGTTTTGTTGTTCTTGGTAATCTTCTTAGACGGTTCACGGAAAGCCAACTCCATGCGGGGGTTGGTGGTGCCGTCTTGGATGGGCTTGAAGAAGAAAGGGTACTTACGGAACATGGTCACCACCTTCTTCATGAAGATGTTTTCCTGAGCATCCTTACCTGTCTTGCTCTGTATCCCGACCAGCTTGTCTTTGACTTGCGTGGCTTCGTCTACAATGACTGAAGAACATATGTTGGTGTATCCTGATCTACGGCACTTGGTATATAGCTGTCCAATACAACGAGGGTCCGCCTCACACGCAGCTAAATGTAAGAAGATATCTCTTTGAAACTCAAGGTAGTACGGCGCTCCGATGTCTAGCACCGACCACTGCAGCATCATGTAGTGACGCCCCGTGATGTATGTAGCGTCACCTCGGTTATAAAACCAAACGCCCTCACGCCGACGGCGAAATTCTTCTTCGATGTATGGACGAAACTTCTCTCGAAACTCCCGAGGCATCTCCGCCCACTCATCCATAGAACGAATACGCGATATCTCTGCGGGTAGATCAGCTCTCCTCCAGTGCTGATCCTGCACGGGTAGATCGCAGTAGAGGATCTCTTTGACTTTAGGGGGCTTCGGAAGCACAATGAGAAGGCCACCGATTTCGACGTGGTCACCAATCGTGCCGTTGGGACAAATCGCCACCGCTTTTTCTGCATATCCTTTTACGTCAACTAACATACACGGGAATCATCGCACTATCGTTACGTATCCCTGGATGACGTAAGAGCTGCCAGGCATAGAGCACTGCAGTTGATAGTTGTATACATCGCTAGGGACATAGTATTCATCGCCACCTAACCACACGTCGCTCGGGTCTTCGCTTTCCCAAACTACATCGCCATATCGAGAGTATACGCGAAGCAGCCAGCTTAACCAGCAAGACTGGTTGGTCTCAGCCCCCCACACATCGTTCGTCCCGTCGTTGTCTGGGGTGAACGCATTCGGGAGGTAGATAGGGCAGTCAGGGATGGGCTCTAAGCACGGGAGCCCTGTGTCGCACTCTACACCGACCAAGTCATATTCATAGGTGGATACGGTGTCATATACATATTCTGTGGATAGTACAGTGTCAAGTATATAGACATAGGTTGTGTCGTATATATACTGATCCACCCATGCTGTGTCATATACATAGTAGGGTACGTAGATTGTATCTGTAAGATACTCAGTTACATAGAGCGTATCAGTGGAGTACACATAGGTGGTGTCGTAGAAATACCAATTGATCGCAACGGGTATCGTGTCGTACTCATAGATGACTACGGTGTCTGGCGGCAGGTTGACATACACTGTATCCACCTCTAACACAGTTACGGTATCTGGTGGTAGCTCGACATAGACCGTGTCATACACTACCTCAGGGATGAGATCTCCGCATGGGCCTACGATCACCCAGTTGTCTAAGAAGTTGTCGTCATCATATATCCCGCAACAGGGAGGGGTGATACCCCCACCTAGGCTTCCGACTTCTGCCCACCCCCCGTTGTCAGCGTACATAGTGGGACCATAGCTGATCTGCCAAATCACGGCCTGTATACTCAGGTCTTGATCTAGCCAGAAGTCGAAAGCGTTCAGGAGATTGGCATACAGGCTAGTCCCACTAGATTGATAGAAATCGTCCAGAGGGAATACCACAGTGTCCCCAGCATAGTAAGGAGGGGATATGTCGTATTCTGCCCAGAAGTCGAGGTTGGTCCAGTTAGTCTGCGACTCTGTGGTGGTGGCAGAAAAAATCCAACCAGGGTGATTGCTGTCGTCAGATGTAGTGAGGCCCCAAGGAAACTCCCACCCCTGGTTGATGGCGCTGCAGTCCCCGTCTAATGCCTGAAAACCGAACTGGAGTTCAGAGACACCGTCAGGCCCTCCAGTACCCCCGCAACTCTGAGTGTTGTTGAACGCGACGGTGATTGTACCACCTACGGGGTCAAACTCTAAAATCTCTAGGTCACACTGCGCATAGGATCGAGGAGCGATCCAAAGCAGTATCAATAATCCTGTACATACGCGCATGCTCTAATCTTGTCTAGGTCCATGTATATGGTAGTCTTCTCTCCGACATACGCCCCGATGACATTGAAGTCAAGATGCTCTAGCGCATCCTCCACATTCATCTTGTCTCTTTTCACTAGAATGGTAAGCATCTGATTGATATCGTACACAGCTACGGGGTTGATGCCCGAAGTGATTCCTATCAGGGCGCTGTCAAAACCATCGGCTAGGAGACACTCGTTTTCTTCTAAGGCTTGGAGGAGCCAGTCGTCATTTTTCATTTTTTACTGAATTTTTCTGCGAAGCCGCCCGTGTAGTCTTTACCCTCGGCGACGTCGTTGCCCAAAGTAAGGTCCTTCATCATCTGCTCCAACTTCTGCCTTTCCACAAGCAACTCTTTGCAGTCGACTGCTGTCTGCTTGATGGATTGCAATTCAGCTTTCCTAGCGCTCCCATTGACCTCAGAGTCAACGGGTTTCTTGATCTCCTCGATCATATTGTCGATCGCGATTTCCATGCTGCGCATCAGACGGCTAGCAGCATCGATCGTGGTAAAATTCTTAGACGGCATACAGGAGGTCTTGAACTCTAGTGCGATAAAACTCCTCCCCGTCAATCTTGAACCTGTAGTCCCTGTTCTTCTTGAACCCCACTACGTCACCAACCTGCACCCCAAGCTCCTTCAGCTCGTCGCTGTCATACGCCACCTCCCCTCTAGTCGGCAGGGGCTTTTCTAACTCCACTACCTCTAGGATAGATTCTAGCGCATCTTCGAAAACTGGGGAGAGAACCGACCACCCAGGAAGCGGTATGATCTCTTCACTGCCTTTAGGGCGATACGCAAAGGCGTGAGAGTTGATTTCTACTTTCGGGTCGTATGCAACTAGGTATCTGTTCTCATAACCTACAAGGGGCATGCCGCCGTTGATCACAACCAGGTGATGGAAGTACAGGGTGTCCCCAGGCTCCACCCCCGTCTCAAACTTGTGTGGGACAGAAACGACCTCCCCTTCGTTTACCCTGTGCTCAAACTCGTTGAACTTCGTGTCGATCTTCAGGGTGGTGTCCGCAAAGTCGATCTCATCGTGAAACTTGCTAGGCAGCTCCACGACGAAGTAGTAAAGCATCTTCATCAGTACCCTCCGCTAGATCCTCCACTAGACCCTCCGCTAGGTGGCGAAGGAGGGGTGGAACTCATCGCTTGCCTAAAGGGTTGACGTGTGCTGATCGGGATCAGGCGCTCGTGAGGCGTAGGGAGGTGGTACGGCCCAATCATCGGGCCCTGCTCGGGGTGGACGTGGTAGGGTCCGATATACTCTTCTCCATTGAGCTTTCGGAACTCCCCACCCTCTGTAAAGAGATTCTCTTCCATAATTAAAAATTCAAATCGTATTCAAGTATACATGGCATATCGTCGACTGCCTTCCACAGCACCTGTGCGTCGTCTATATCCAGATAGACTAGGTATCGCATTTTACCGTAGCGATGCAAGTGGGCATCGTCGAGTACGATGGCCGCAACCTGTCCGCTGCCAGCTCGCATGCCGACATAGTATGCCATGGCGTCCTTCGGGTCTCGCCCGATGACAATCTTCCTAATCAGACCTTCCATCAGTTCAGTGACGGGTCAATATCGTTCAGTTCGTCGAGAATGTCCCTGTACCATGTATTCGCCTCCAACTCATCGTTGGTCGGGACAGGGGACTCGAAAGAGAAGTGTAAGAAGTCGAAAGCCTCCATCAGCAACTCCTCGCTACCGACATCTAGAGTGTAGACGGCCTTGAGGACGGGCTCCCCCATCTCGTCGGTATCGATTATCCCCGTCAGCATGATATTGACCACTTCCTCTTGCATGTCGTATTTTCGGGTGATCGCGTCCAACAGGATGTGCAGCTTCTGAACCTCGATCAAAAATTTTTCTCTGTTATTCATGCCGCGCAGTACTGTTAAAAAGGAGAGGATGTTCAGGGACTTCTCGCCCCTCCCCCAAAAATACGTAAAAAAGAACCACCTGAAGCGCCTGAGAGAGACGCTCCTGTGGTGCCAAAACCAGCACGAAGTATTCCAAAAAGAGATCTACTTCATGCTGTGGGCATATGACCTAGAGTTTTGGACGCTAGACTTCGCCGCCCAAGACTACGGGATGCACAAGAAGAAGATGGGGGACAGGATCGTATACCCTCTAGTCAACGAAGGGTACCTGTACAAGCACTTCGATAAGATGACCCCGTCCGTTACTATGGAGGATCACCTGTTTCGGGAGGAGACGAAGTATAACTACAGGGTCAGATATGCCCTGTCACAGAAAGGGAGGCTGATGGTACAGCGCTTCTACAACAAACTAGAGTCTTAACTGAAGTCTGTGTACTTGATCGTCACGCGATTGCCGTTGCGGAGCTGGTCTGCGATCAGCGGGTAGAGTCGGAAGTAGGCGCGGGTGGAGTGCCCGATGAAGCCGTTCTTCTTTACTTGGTTGTTTTCTTGCGAGTCACCCACGAGGAGACAGCCCGACGTGTCTTCGTCAGTATTTCCACAATGAATGAGAATATCCGAGAACTCAGGGACGTCACGTACCCACAGCATTCCCACATGAATATCAGCGAATCGTGTTTTGTATCGATCATGAAATCCACCAAACGTGCGTAGCGTGATTTCATATTCTCCTTCAGGGATTCTAGTCTCCCCTTTGATTTTTTGGTCTCTGAGCTCATCTTCTAAGGTGTAACATAAAAACTCACGATGGTCCCCTGTGATATCGAACAGAAGTCCGTTGGTGCTGTCTTTCTCGCTGCTGAAGCGTACTACCTCTAGCTGCAAGCTTGGCTCTTTTAAGTTCATTGAATTTCTTTAGTCTAGGGTTGAAGTATCCTTTACTCCCCATCAGCTAGCCACGAACACTTCTATGCTAACGGCGTTGGTCTTGGGGTCTACAAGGATAGACTCTAGATCGTGCAGGGCAGTGTCTGTGATCGGGGTGGCCGCATCGTCATCACAAGCGATGCCTTCGTGAGGCACCCCCATCATGTAGCTCTGACCTGCAGCTAGCAAAATACTGGTGCTCCCGTCTGCAGTTCCGTTCTCGTTGTTGGAGATCTGCAAAGACAGCACCACTTCGTTAGAAGCGTCTAGGTTCGTGACTCGGATGTACTTGCAGTCTTCGAGATCGATGGCGTTGTCTGCAGTATGCACTGCCGTCTGGAAGGTCGCGACGGTGGTGTCGTTGTTTGCTGGGCACGTCACCACGCGGGTGTACGCCTGGGTGATGCTCCCGATGCTGAACGTGTGCTCCCCACCGCGATTCTTGCCGTTGAGCTCTAGCTCTTCCGTGAGAGATACTGTAAGTGTTGCCATGCTACAAATATAATATGATTACCCGCTGCAGGATTCGCAGTCCTCAGGGGAATCGATGTTACAAGTGATCTCCCCGCTCTCGAGTTTCTCTTCGGTCTTCTTCACCCGCTCGGGATTGAGGAAGCTGATGTCGTCTTCTTCTTTCATGTTAGTTCTTTAGGATTCTAAACTTACCACCG